TTGAGATGGGATTAATTTGGGCTCCTATGCACCAACATTTCGCTCAAGAGGTGGTAGAAGAGTGCGCATCATTTCCGTTTGGAGATCACGATGACTACGTCGACTCCACAACACAGGCGATTATGCGTATTAAACAAGGTGGCTTAGTTCGTAATAAAGACTCATACGAGGACGAACCGTTGCCTGACAGGAGTAGATTAGAATATTATGGCTAGTAAAGCATTAATAGATACGGCGGTACAACTTTATAAAAGTTTAGGCGGAAATGTTTCCAAGGTCCTTGGTACCAGAACCAATGTAAATTTTTTAGGTAAAGGTAAATCATCAGAGTTGATGGTCGACATGGACATCAACCCAGATGCATTAGGCGTGTTACCACAATCAAAAGCTGTAGAAGAATTAGAGTCTGCTATGGGTTATTTAACTTCAGGTAAGTTAAATGACATACAAGCAAATCAGTTAATTAAAAACATGGAGACAATGAAGACTGTTTATGATCCACCTGCAGCGCCAGCTAACATTACGGACATGGTTACAGGGACTAAAGGTCTAGACAAAGAAGGATTAGAGTCTTTAAGATTTATGGCAGATGATCTACCACCACCAGGATCACGTGGCGGTGCGGATGATATAGCAGCGCCAACTTTATCTGCAGAAGAGACATTTAAAAACACACAAAACACATTAAGAGAACAAATAAATAGATTAGCTGCGGATGAAGGTGTTGATGCAGCAGAAACTATTTTACCAACAGGTGCAGGACTTGAGGCAATTAAAAATGTCAAAGGTAGTAATCTAATCGTAGATGATTTAGTCAATAAAATTTATTTAAACGCAGGTGTTGCAGAAAATGCAAAACCAGTTGTAAGAGCAAACGCAAGAGAATTTTTAAATAGAGTAAAAGATTTAGAAGACCCGACTTTTCCGGGTGGCCCAACTTTATCTAGTTTAATGGAAGCAGATGATTTTAAATTTATGACCGAAGGTGGTGGCGGTGGTATGGGTGATCCATTATTACTTGTACAAAAATATTTTGGACCACGTGTTGCATCAGCCGTTGCAAAACTAGACGGACCAAATGAAATACAATTATTTGCAGAAAGATTAGTCAGTGTTAAAGATGCAAAAGGTAGAACTATTACTGACAGAGGTTTTGATCCTGAGTCTGTTGACATAGATGATTTTGAATTTGCAGATGGTGGACGTGTAGGTTACATGGCAGGACTGCTAGTTGGTGGTGCTCGTGGTGCTAAAATGGGATATCAAGCATTAAAAAAATATGGTATCGAAGGTAAAGACATATCAAGATTGTTTGCAAGTTTAGGATCTGACAAAAGTTTAGTTGGTAAAGAGAAGACAGAATATTTTAAACAGTTACACAGAGTATTAAGAAACCCAGATGCATTCCCAGATGAAATTATGGACATGCAAAAACAACTTGGCATAGACGTAGGACTTGGATTTAAAAATGGTGGTCTTGCCGGAATCCTGGAGGTGTAATGAGCAAACCTTATAAGTTTGTAAAAGGCGAGCCTTTTATTAAATATAACGGAACAAGCTATCTTGTTACTAGAAGTGTAATGAGAGATGGAAAAGTAACTCAACAATATCAAGGTAAAATAAAAAGTTTAACAGAGGCAAAAAAAGTTAGAGCTAGGTTTATAAAAGAAATACCAGTTCAAACAGTAGCAGAAAGTAATATTAAAAGAAGAGGAACAACAAAAATTGATATTAAAGAATTAAACAAGTCTGCTAGATTTTTTTATAAAAGAGGAGAGGTTAGTTCACCTTATTACAGTGAGTTACCAGTAGGAGCAGAAAGAAAAAAAATATACGATAACGTTCGAAAAGGTGCAACTCCAGGAAAATTTAGTAAAGAAACCATATATACTCCACTTAAAAAATCCCAACAAAATAAAATTTTAAAATTTTTTCCTGACGCAGATTTTGACACGTATAAATTTGGTTTTAATCCTAAACAAGACACACAAAATTATAATGCAGTATCTGAATTTGTTAAAAGAGGATACAAACCTGCATATTATAATGTTCCAGATCTTCCTAAAAAAACACAAAATTTAATTATTGAGGCTTTTGGAAAACAAGCAGATGAAGCGGGAACACCTTTAGTTTTTGGAAAAGGTAGAAAATTTGGGGTTACAGCTAAAGAAAATGAATTTTTAAGAACACGAATTGCTAATTTTATACAAAACACCGGCAAGACTTATCCCTTTGCTTTTAGTTTTGCTGATTATCCAGAAAATTGGATTATTCAACAAATGCAGCGAGCATCAAAAAATAATCCAAGATATGACATTATAAAAAATAAAGATGGTAAAATAATTGGAGCTATAGAAGATGGCGTTGAATATTATCACGCTGCTTCAAAAATTGGTAACACAATAACCAACCACCCTGAGGCAGAGAAAATATCTAAGATAGTGGATATCGCTAAAAAAGCAAAATCCTCTATTCCTGTTTCTTTATCTAAAATGTTACCAAAAGGGTTTGACACAAATTTAGTACAAGGTAATCAAGGTTACTCTGATTTATTAAGATGGTTAGATAATTCTGAAGGAAGAAGAACTGTTCAAAATGCAATTCAACTTCATCACGCTGGAAAAGGTGCAGTTACAGGATCGCCCGCATTAGCTAAAGATATTCAACTATTAACATTCAATGATAATTTAAGAGCAGAATCTATTAGAACACAAATTTTAAAAAATGATTTATCTGGTGTTCAAGAATTAAAAGATAAGGGTATTAGATTAAATGTTGGAGGAAAAGAATACGGAGCAGGTTTTGAAACACCTGAAGCTGGATTAAAAAGAATTGAAAAACAAGCAGGCATACAATTAGCTGAAAGATTAAAACTAGATCCAAAGCTTTCTAGTTTTGAAGGATTTTTAAAACAAAAACCTATAGGGGCAGTTGGAACTTTACTTGAATCTGTGGCTAGTTTAAAACCCGGAACAAAAGCTTTTAAAACAGTTTGCACAATTACAAAAGCTGAAGGTGGTAGTGTTGATGCTTGTGTTGAGAGAGTTGCACAAGAGCCAGAAAAATTTGCAAACAAATTTAAAAACATTACAGCTGAAAGTGGACCACTAGTTAAAATTAAAAATGCAGCAACTAATTTTTTAAAATCACCAGGATTTAAAACATTTGGTGCAGGTGCTGCTATAGGAACTGCAATAGGATTAGTCAAAGAATTTAGAAACGATGACCCGACAACTTATTTATCAAACGAAGATCAACAGAAAAGTATGCTGGTTGATATGTTTACACAACCTATCTCAGAAGACCTAACAAAACCAGATATTTTAGATTTTCAATTACCAGCGGTAGGAGCGTCACTGGCTGCATCAACAGCACTTGGTGCACCATCAACAATTAAGGCCAGTAGATCTAGAGGATTAGGTGTTGAACAGAAAGGATTGATAAGAACTGGTGGAAGAGTATTAGGTAGAGGACTTGGTATTGCAGCATCACCTGGAGTGTTGGCACCATTAGCTGCATTAGATATTACAAGACAAGTATCTGAAGGAGACTCATTAGAAGATATTACAACAGACCCATTAAATTATTTGTATCCTGCTTTTGCAGATCAAACACCAAAGATAACAAGAGGATTGCCATCAACATTTAGAAAAGTTGCTAGACTTGGTTTGAGCAAACCAGCATTGAGATTATTGTCTAGAGCAGGTATAGGTGGGTTTGCAGCCTCTGCAGCAATACAAGGATTAGGATTATTAGATGACTAAAAAGTTAACAACTACGATACCACCAGAAAGGGGACCTCACCCACAGGGGTTGAATGTTCCTGGGAAAAAGACTATAGTGGTGCAGAACTCGGAGAAAAATAATGTCAGAAATAGACAAGTCTTTACCAAACGTAAAGCAGGAAATAGAACTACCTAGTGAAGAAGAGATTGTAGAAGCATCTCAGGCAAACCTAGAAGAACAAGTTGGACCAGAGGATATTCAAGTAACACAAGAAGAAGATGGTGGTGCAACGATTAGTTTTGATCCAGAGGCTGTAAATCAACCAGGTACAAACGAACACTTTGACAATCTAGCAGATTTATTACCAGAAGAAGTTTTAGGCAGTCTGGGATCTGAGCTGTATGAAAATTATATGCAATACAAAGCATCTAGAAAAGATTGGGAAGATGGTTATACAAAAGGTTTAGACTTATTAGGATTTAAATACGAAACAAGATCTCAACCGTTTACAAATGCAAGTGGTGCAACTCACCCTGTATTAGCAGAAGCGGTAACACAATTTCAAGCACACGCTTACAAAGAATTACTTCCAGCGACTGGTCCGGTACACACTCAAATTATGGGTGTAATAAATAAACAAAAAGAAGACCAGGCTACAAGAGTAAAAAATTTCATGAACTATCAACTCATGAATAAGATGAAAGAGTATGAACCCGAGTTCGATCAGTTACTTTTTTATCTCCCTCTTAGCGGCTCTGCTTTTAAGAAAGTTTATTACGATGAACT